GGGTTGATCCTGATTTTGTGAGCTAATATCATCAGACAGAGCCTTATTTAAAGCTTACTGAATAAGTGTTCATGAGAGCATTTCCACGCACAAATGAGTGCTTGTCAAGCACCTAGATATTGCTCCTAATCCTCTCAAACACCATTTCCGGAGTAATCTTGCGCATACAAAGCTTATATTTTTCTTCTTGCACGCAAGTCATAGTTTGCCAATCCCAGCAAGGAACACAAGCAAACTCCTGCAGCCAGATGGCCTCGCCGCTTGAGTAATAACGAATTCTAAAATCTGGATCTATAGGGCCGAACAAAGCAATAAAAGGCACTTCTAGCATTCCAGCCAAGTGCATTGCCCCAGAATCCGGGCACACTAGAAGGTTGCAAGAGGCAATTAGAGGAACAAGTTGAGGAATTGAAATAGTTCCCGTGAGATTCACCACTCGATTGCTTCTTATGTCTTTTGGTGGACAAACCAGATCCTTCTCAAACAGCATAATCTTGTAGTTTTTTGGTAGACGCCGAAGCATGATGCGAACAAGATCCCAGTTTCCTTCCCAAGTCCTAATATCGGCATAGGATTTTAAATGCACCCCTATTACCTTATCCCGACAAGTTACTCCTTTAGCGTGTAAAAACTGTGCTGCCCATTCTCTCTCTTCGGGAGATATAGAAAAGTAAAAATAGGGGTCTACTTCTTCGCTAGACAAGCCTGCCTCGTCAGCCAATAACTCTATGCGGTGAGCTCTATTGCATAGAGGAAGGTAATCGATCTTACCCATAAGATCGATTATGATAGTAGAGGTATCTATCTCCTCTAAGGTCCCCAGCTTATCAATGCACTCGAACCTTTTAAGAAGTGGAAGATATTGAGGAAAAGAGTAAAAGGAAACTGTGCTTCCCGGATTTCTCTTTTTCAAAGCACGTATGACAGGGAGGCACATGAGAACATCCCCCAATCCCTGAGCCCGAATAACCCCGAATTCTAGCTTCTCAAAAAGCGCTCTACGAATAGTCTCGTAGGTTTTAGCATCTACGATTCCGTTTTTGTAAGTTTGATCAATAGTTTTAATAAAACCTGACATCTTTTACTCCAACGGGGAGCCCGCAGCAAATACCTGGATTGTAACAGCAGGAGCTGACCCAGAGGGAATCGTGTTTTGAAAATAGATCTTGTAGATTGCTAAATCCCCACGATTGAGAAGCCACACCTTTCCGTATTCGGATATGTCTAGTTGGAACTCGTCATTGCTCGTGCTGTTGAACTTGATCTGAATATCAGCACTAGCATATATGGTAACCGCGTGCGCAGGAACCTCCGCTGGACTTCCAAATAACGTTTTCAGGTCAGCTCCGATGTCGATGACATTGTTAGGCATCCCGTAGTTGCTGTTGCTAGCAATAGTCTTTTGATAAGTTTTGTACTTCGCGGGAGATGCAGTTCTGGCTAGTATACGGATATCCTCTACTAAATTTCCCATTTTAATTCCTTTCTCAGCATCCTGAAACCAAGTCCATGGTCAAACCCCGAGGATCAGCTCCTGGAGAAGCAAAACTAGTGTTAATAGAAGAGCTTACTCCAACATGAACAAAGATTTTATCTGCTGCAGAGTCAGCAGAAACAAGATTCCCAAGATCATCTAGAGTGATCCCACGAGGCTCACTGCCAGGAGTGGAGAAACTGCTAGAGATCGTGCTCGACACTCCAGAATGAACATATACACGATCATTCACATATCCATCGGATAGAACATTGCCCGCACCATCCATCGACAGCCCATATGTATTTCCGTCAGGAAGAGAAAAGGTGGTGCTTGGCGTTCCACTGAGCCCAACAAACACTCGGCATAAATCTGCAAGCCAATCTGCGCACAGTAGATTCCCAGATCCATCAAGCGTAATATCAGTAATGTCACCAGGAACTCCAAAACTACTCGCTATTGTTCCAGAAACTCCCGCCATTACATAGATGTCGTTGTCTGTAGCTGATATCAGCAGATTACCAGATCCATCCATCGCCAGGCCTAGTGGAAGACTAGGGGCATTAAAGCTGCTGGTAATCGTGCCAGTTATGCCTGAATGCACATAGACTTTTGTAGTCCCAGTATCAGAGGAAAGTAAGTTGGTCATGGTTGTCTTCCATAAGCAGGAACCCGGTTCTCAATTTAGCAACCCCCTATTGAATCCATTGTCAGTCCTCTAGGCCCCGTCGAGGGGGAATCGTAGCTGTTGGTGATTGTCGCAGAAAGCCCCGAATGTATGAATATCTTGTGAGTAAAAAACGTTCCATCAAAATCAGAGGATATCAAATTTCCTGCATCATCCTGTGTTAGACCCCTTGGATCCTGCCCGGGAGGGAGAAAACTGCTAGTGATCGTGCCAGTGACTCCAGAATGCACATAAATCTTCTCACTTGCCCGATCTGCAGAAATAAGATTTCCTATGCCGTTCATTGTTAGCCCAGACACTGCTATGCTGGGAGACGCAAAGGTAGTGGTCACTGTAGAGCTTATTCCCGAGAATTTATAGATAACATTTGAAGAAGCTGAAGCGATGAGATTACCAGAGCTGTCCATGGTAATATCCAGTAAGTTCGCAGGAGCCACAAAACTACTAGAAACCGTGGAAGAAATACCGGACATTACGTAGACATCATCAGTAGTCGCCGATATAAGAAGATTCCCAGACAGATCCATAGAAAGACCTTCTGGGATCGAAGGGGTACCAAAGTTGCTGCTGATTGTACTTGTAGTACCAGAATGAATATAAACCTGAACAGAATCTTGATCACAAGATAGAAGATTGCTCATCCTCGCACCACATAAGCTTCCCTGGCTAGCTGTCCATCTTCGTAATGGTTGTACTCTTCAACCGAAACAACTTTCCCTGCTGGGAGAAGAGAGTAACCAGTCACATCAACTCCATCTCGCACTTTAAACCCAACTCCAATATTTGCTGCGGGGAGAAAAATAATTGTAAAATCAGCCTGCACCTGCTCCCCTCGATCATTCAAAACTCTTGCTATGCTTCCATCAATATAGCAAGGAACACTAGTTACAGGAGTGCTTTCGCTTAGCTCTCCATATCGATTCAAAACTCCAACAGGAACAATGGTGATGGAGTGTTGAAGTTTAGCTTCCACATCAATGGCCATACAGACTACCCCCTAATAAGCGTAGGAGAGCCAACATACTCTCGAAGTTCATCGTAAGACTCTGAAGCTAGAGATAGACTCGTTTGTCCATAAGAGTAACTCTCAGAAAGCTTTCCAATCGATTCAGAGTAAGAGGTGATTCCAGACGCCTGGCGCTCCCGATGCCGATTTCTCCCTTTTTTCTGCCTGAGTCTACCTAGAGCCTGGTAGACAGTAGCCCGCTTAACTGCCTCTTCCTGTCTAGTGAATTCTACGTTAAACGTATTAATCGTAGTTGCCGCCAGGTTGGCACCATAATACTGCCAGGGAAAGTCTCCGTAATTCCAGCCATAGGATTCCATGCCATAGGAATAGCGATCCCAATAACCCAATCCCTGAGGAGCACGGGGAAAGTGTAAAGCCTGATTGAAGAAATACCGACTTCCCGCCCAACGCATGCTGTCGATGTCTCGAGTAGCCCGAACAAGAGCAATCTCTCTAGACAATGTGGAGGCGCTAGTCCACACATCATAATCAATCACTGAAGACATGGTAATTGAATGGGCATCAGTAAAAGATACATAGCAGTTAGCCGTGGGTGAACCATAGGAGGAATCGATAATAGGATTCCTCACATCACCTAAAGACGGAATGTATTCCTCAGACATAGATTACCTCACACTATCGATCACGTTTCTTGACAGATTCTTCCGCTTGTTCAAAGAATTCGATAAGTGTCTTATGCACTTCTCTTAGCCCTTCTACCCAGCGCCGGAGAATGTGAGGCTTCAGAGCATAGTTCACTATATTTGTCCTTCCCATTTCCTCAGTAATTTCCTGCATGACATCTAGCTGCTCGTGCATAACTTTTTTGATTGACCTCTTCTCGGTTGCCTCCATTGTTGTCTCCTCTCCAGATCCAACCGCATCTCTTACAGATAATAGTATCTTCGATGCTCGATTTTCTTAGAATAGCCCCGCACATGAAGCAGGTTCGCATCCAAATCAACTTTTTACCTTCAAGCTTCCAGGAGAGCTGCAGAGAGCACTTCTGCAGCTCTCCCTCCCCTCCCGCAGGAGTCACATCATCCCTTTGTCCATAGGCATTCCGCCCTTAGAGCCTTTGCCCTTACCTTTATCCTTCCCCTTGGCAGCCCTCACCTTGGCCATCTTGTCTGCCATCGCTGATCCTTTGCCCTTCTTTTTCTTCTTGTCTCCCACCAGCATCGCCTGCTTCCTAAATTGTGTCCAAGTGTGCACAAACACTTGAACAGGTTTTCAGTTCACGCTTCATCCAGGATAGCTTTCTAAGAAAGTCTTATATCCTGTCCACGTGCTTTTTTAACCTCCAGATGAAGCCACTACCTTGGAGGAGTCTTTTAAAAGGAGACTAACCTTATACAGCTTCTCTCTCAATATTGATTGCTGCATTGAGATCACGATCGTGCAGGGGGGGGGTGATATTCTCACCCCCCATTAAGTTATCTTACAGCCTACCCGGCGTACATCCGGGCCATTCCCTCTTCGTTTCGAATCTCTACGGTGTACTCTCCGATGATCATTCCCTTCACCGCATCTCCGGTAGCAGCCACCGGGATGAATTGGTAGGAACGCCCCTGAAGAGGCACCACATGCACCCGCCGAGAGCTCACGGCCAGAAGGCTATTGGCCGGCATCCAGCGGCTAAGAACAACCCGCTGTACACCAAACACGCTCTCGTAGGTGGTAATCAGATTCCGATAGATAGTCTCCTCGTTCACCACCCTGACACGAGAAGTGTTGAACCCATCAATGATTCTCTTCCAGTTAGCATCCACGCAGAGAACATCAAGATCAGAGCCGCCATTGTCCCAAGCGGCCTGCAACACGTTCCCCAACCAGCTTTCGGTCAGAGTAGCCACAGACTGCGCGTTGGTGGTAAGACGTGTAATGATCCCATCCATAGTCCGATAGGCTGTGGCACTACCCAGGGTATTTCCAAGAGACTTACCGAGGATAACAGCCTTCTCCAGATCACGAAGAGACTCCCGCATTCTCTGCTGCTTCTGGTAGTCCGTCTCGTCAGTGATTCCACCAAGCTGAGTCACAGCCTGCATGGTTCCACTCACGATCAGATCTTTTTTCAGTATCTGAGTGTAATTGGACTTCCTGGCGCGAGGCCGGGAAATGTCTCCGCTTACATCAGCTCCTTCCAGAGCAGCATCACTCACCACTGTAAGAGTGGCACTGGCTGCGGAACTATTTGCGCTAGTTCCAGCGACAGCTCTGTTCACAGTGATAGTGTTGCCTACGATAGCGCTGATTTGCATGTATTCACTTCCACCAGCGCCGATAAGAACAGCCCCCACCTGAAGATGATTGGCCATTCCGTTAGAGATGCCGATAGCTGTATCGGCTGCTGTTGACGAGATAGCGCTCGCCGTTAATTTGTTGGGAGTTAGACTGTCTTCCAACCCGTGTTTATCTACTGTTTCCAGTAGCACCGACTATCTCTTCCCTCTGCAAGAAATCTGCGACAATTTCTTCAGCAGAGTGGGACGGTTTGTAGTGACTCGTATACTTCTCTGGAGGTTCATGATCATCTGAGTATTTGAAATCAAGCTTATGATGCATACTCGGAACCTGCTCAACAAAAGGAGATATAATAGGACGAAGCTTATGATAAGCATCTACTGCCCCAATACAAAGCTTTACCGAATGTGTCTTACGGCAAGAGCAATCATATTGCAGCCGAGACCTAATATCTAGCTTCTCTAGAAACCATCGTTTAATCGTATCAGCCTCATCAAGGCGGAAGCCTTGAATATTAAACACGATATAACGACCCCGAGGTTTCTTTTCTCCTTTCAGATTTGTATGCCATCCAGAGATTACCATTTGACCATCATCCATAAACCAAGTGGCAATCCCGAGAGGATCCAACTGATTGAGCAGAGCACCTTTCACTATTTTTACTCCTTTTGGATATAGCTCGTTCCTCAAGCGAGTAAAAAACGAATGGCGAACCGTCCAAAGATGATAAGTTGGGAATTCCTTCCCATTCAGCCGATTTATATATATTCTAGGCTCAGATGGGCAAACAGGACGCAGCTTCTCCAGCTTCCACTGAAGATAATCCAGATGTGCTGGAGAAGCGCATGTGTAAAAACATGTATGCCGCTGCCCTGCTTTCAAGTATCCGTCTCCCATCAACGATCCTAGTATTACCTGCCGGCCTTCTTTCGATAAAGGATTGTGCATGTTCCGCTATCCCTATCTACTCTTTACGATATCACTTAGTCTGTACACCTTCCCTAGAACTGTTTAAGTCCTTTGGGCTCGGCTCGGGATTGCCCACGGCATTACCCGTTGCGGGGTTCCCCGAATTTCCATCCTTTTATATGAGCAGCTTTTTAGTTTACTCATGCCCATTATGTTATGATGCCATCGCTTCCATGGCATCTCCACCACTTTCATGGTGGTGCGGACTATATTATCAACCCTGTAGGTTGTCGGGTACTTCGAGTTCGCTTGAACCCTACGAGCATAGGCTCTAGTCTCTGAACCTTCTCCATATCTTTTGACTTAGGAGCTTGGCTGCTGATTGTCCATATATCTTCAGCTGTTTTCCCGCTTTCAAACCCGCCCTTTCGAGTCATTTTGTAGCCTCTGAAGTTTTAGGAGTTTCCAGCAATTCACCCGATACACTTCTTTGTATTGCTACAAAGAGGGCCAAATGTTTAGCACGTTACGCGCAGGATAAGGTGCCTGCGCAAGAGCGTCAAGAAGAGCAGTCTCAAATGGACTGATCCATTTTCTTACCCCAACAAACAGATTGCTGAGGCCAAGGCGGCTTTTTATCCGCCCTTTCTGCATGTTTCCATGCAGATGAGGCCATATCATCAGGATGCAGAGAGAGCATCCTGGAGAGCGCTCGTGGACCCATTACTGACGGTTGCCTCCGTCGCGGGGTCTGGCCGTTGCTCCTTCAGGAGAGTATTCTTTCTAACTGTCTGCATGGCTTCCTCTCCCGCTCGGATCATGATAGGCATATCAGGAATCTTTCCCTGACTTAGCTGTCCCATGAGTTCACTCTCTTCACGATAGAGCTTGCACAGAGCACGCTCAACCTTCCTATGACAGGAGCAGCAGAGAACGCGAAGATGTTCTATACTGTTCTCCTGGTTCAGGAAATAAGGCACAAGATGATGCACATCCAGCCGCTTTGGAGAGTCTCCGCAGATTGCACAGGAAGTTCCATAGTGCTCAAAGCACTGACGGCGTACCTCCCACCACTCTTTGGTGTACCGAGGCTCCCACGGAAACTGCCTTCTGGAAAATTTTCCAGAAGCCCACGCTTCCTTTGCCCAGGCACTTTTCTTTTCCGCTAGCTCTGGATGTCTTTGATGCTGTGTTCGTCGAAGCTCTAGCATCTTTTCCCGAAACTTCGGGTCTTGCCACTGCTCTTTGTGCCGTTGAGACATTCTCTCTCGATATTCAGGATCCTGCCATCGTTCCTTTGCCTTGCTGCTAATCTTTCGGCAAGTTTCAGACCCGGGGGCAAGAACCCTCTTAGCGGCTTCGCTGGCTCTCTTTCTTCTTTCTGGGAGTGACCAAATATCCTGCTGCTTTGCGCTCAAACGAGCTCGAAGATCTTGATCTTCATCGTAGCGCTTCTTGAGATTCTTTGCAGCTTTCTTAGCTGTCTTGGCCTTCCATTCTGGGTCGGCCCACCGCTCTTTGGAAGCATTGCTGAGTCTTTGTCGCATCTCAGGATCCTTCCACATTGCTTCAGCTGCTTTCCTATGCCTTTCTCCCATGCCAGCTAAACCTTCTGCTCTGTGTTTAATCTACCGGGACCATCAGATCGAAATAATGTCCGAAACGTCTTCTGCCACACCCCTGAATGTACTGTCACTTCCTGTTACGTCGTATATTGCTTTACCTGTAAAAGTCAATTTCTATTCTCCCATTCAAACAACGCTTTATTCCTCTCACACCATCACCGTAAGCTGCCTTCACAGAAAGAAGGCCCATTTAGCATGAAGTAACTCCTCCTTTTATTTTGTTCTTGCCACCCCACACGCTCGGTGTGTATGATATTCATTCAAGAACACCAGCACAATAAAATTAAAATGAAGCGCTATAATGTTCACTTAAAAAGTGTCCGGTAGTGAAATATTTTAAGCGCCAAAAACTCTCTTTCTCTTTCGCCTCGCTACTACATCTGGTCTTCTGCCTCTGAGAGTAGCAGCCATTGCCGGAGACAAGATCTTTCCCCGAGAACGAACCAAGGATCTTCTGCTAGCGACAGCTTTTTTAAGAATCAATCTAGGCATTTTATCCTCCTCCCTGGCGTTTTCGAGTTTTCTTAGTAATCCGGCGAACTTGTACCTCTCTTTTTTGCATTCTGGCGCCTTTTTTCTTTAGCTTAGCAAGCTGCTGCTCCCACCAGGCTCTACCTTCAGGCCCCGTATTCGTAGATCGAACAGTCTTTCTGGCCTTTTTTATGTCCCTGGCAAGGTATTTTCGGTTCAACCCATAGCTGACTTTACGATTCCTAAGTCTCCTGGTTAAGCTATAACGTCCTGTTCCAGTAGCACGCAAAACCTTTCGAACCAACCTCTTGATAGCCAAGTTAATCTACCCCCACTAGCGTCTCTTCGTTCTTTGCCTGTTCGCAATTGCACGAGCCATAGCCTGTTTGAATTGCGACCGAGCAGCTTCTTTGTGCGCCAAAATCTGACTTCGTGAGATAGCTTTTTTAGAACCGCCGCTCCTGGACCACAAAGCAGCTCTAGCCTTTCTTACGCTGAGAGGCTCACGGCCTGTGCTAGCGCGTGCAGCCACTCTAGACCTCGAAACACTTTGAAGCCGTGACCTTTGCATTCTTGCGACAACATCTGGAACTCTGCGATAGGTGACCCGAGTCGGAGCTATCTTCCTAGCAATCAAGAAAACATCCTCCCATCGAGAGAAAGCCGCTCTTTCCAGGGTTCTCCCCGGGAATCGCAAAAGAGGCACCTGGCAAGAGCGAGCAAAAATATTATTTTCCGCGTTTCAAAGCTTGATCATGCTGAGTCTGAATATCACTCAGCTCTCGCTTCCTCCGTTGGTACATAGCTATGTCTGTAGGGCTCCCGGTCTGTGCCGCACGCTTTTGTGCTTCACCGACCTCAGTGGACTTCATTTCCATAGCATTAGATAAAGCCGATGCAGATCCTGAGCCTCCTATAGTGCTAGAAGGCTTTTTGAGCCACGGAGGAAGTTCCTCTCTAATTCCTTCGTCGATGTCGAAGGTGAGCCCATCTTTAGCTCGGTATTTCCATTTACCCGTAGAATCATCATGATAGAGATTATCGCGGAAGTACTTCATTCCGCCCTCTAAAGAAACTACATCGTTCTTGACCAAAGCATCTGCTAGCTGAGAGTCTCGCTCAGTAAGACTGCGCTTTTCTTCCGCATCCAGGCGAAGTCTCTTTTCAGTCTCCACGATTCCCCGAAGACCAGCAAGTTCTTGATCATGCTTCTTCTGCAGCCACACCAGACGCTTATTGAGCTCGTCTTCGGTTCCACCAGATGCCAAAGGCTCCTCTTCTCCTTCAGAACCTTCTTCTTCTCCCACCATACCAGACAACATGGTCTGAAATTCCGACCACTGTGTAGAAAGCTGTCCGATCTGCTCTTTGAGCCCTGCGTTCTCAGCCTGAAGAGTACGCTTGTGATCGGCTAGAATGCTATTAAGCTGATCTTGAGTAAAAGTCTTTTCAGTCATTCCTTGAGTTTCATCTGGCATGATATTTTCCTTTCTTACCTGACTTATTAGTCAGTGGTTGTACCTGCTTTAAGCAGTAAGTTTGACCTGCCTATTTTAGAGATAGGCAATTATCCCTCTCTTTATCTCAACCGACCATAACCAGTAGGAGTTTCCAATCTCTTCTTGATTTCCTTAGAAAGCTTCTTTGGCTTTCTAGCCCGAGAAATTTTTGAAAATATCTGAGCTTTTTTCACAAGCGCACGCATGTTCTTCTTAGCATAAGCCATAACTACATCCCAAATGGAGAGAAAGTGGGTTTAACTTCTTCTAAAGTGTCTGTCTCAATGTCTACAGTTTCCATGGTACTTTTAGGAAGCTTCCCTAGAAGCTTAACCGCAGCCTTTTTTTCCAGAAGACGCTTAAGTGTTGGGCTGCGGAACTGCCCTTTGACCTGGGTCAGTAGAGCTACCTCTTCCTCTACTGATTCGATGCCAAACTCTTCTGGATAATCAATTACACCTTCCCACTCCCGGCCCAGCCACTTCTCATGCAGCTCATGAATGCGCCTTTCTCCAGCTTCTAGCCGATCGGCCTTAGAGGCGATAGCTTGATTAGCCTCGTTACTCTCAAATTTATATGCCACTCCAGAACGGGCCTCCCGAGTCACTCGGCCAGTAAGTCCCCCCAGTCGAGAAAGACGATAGATCTCTTGCACAGCTTCACGAATCATGTTCTGAATGAAAGATGCCGGTTCCGTGGATGCTGTCAGAAAATGAGGAGGAGTACCTCCCATGTTATATTCTAGTACGTTATTCGTGCCTATCACGATCTCTCCTGGGGTCAACTGACTCCGTTCCATCACTAGAATATTCAAACAACGCTCGTAAGCCTCATTGTCAATAAGAGATCCCCAATTCAAAATCGCTAGATTAATAGGTCCTATATCTCTTAAGAAAGAATTTCCAATCGGAGACAGCGGCGGAGTTTCTCCACAGTAGAAGGTAACCAGAGGTACCTCTTTCAGAGGATGATTTCCCCCTCCTCTATATTCCACTTTGTCTCCTGTGATTCGATGAATATGCCACTCATTACGAGTCCAGGTACGATATTGGCAGATACCGCCCTTTTTTCTCTCAGAAAAAGAGTCCAATTCTTCAGAGATTTCCTCTCGAATGCGTATCCACAAAAGCTTTTTATCTTCTCCATACTCCCAATTAGTCAAGCACAGAGGACTCACCTTAACAAGATAGGGATGGAGTTTCATTTCTCTGCGCTGCTGTTCGTTAGCAGGCTCTTCCTTGGTTCTAGGCATATCCACTATCACATGATATTGCCCATAGGTCAGCATCCAGATTCCCACTTCCGCCATAAAGCGGTCGATAGGAGTCCCGCATTGATCTACGTCTTTCCAAAACTCTTCTAGCTCTTCAGCTATCAAAGACCGCTTCTTTTTTCGCTTGTGTAGAGGCTCCGTAGCTACACGAGCCGCTTCCTGATCTGGAGCAAGAAACGCAGATTCATCTGGAGAAGAAGGAGGAGAAGGAGTCAGAACAGGACCTCTATCTTCCCCGGGCTCAGGCTGCCGAACCACACCCTTACGAAAGATATAGGACATATAAGCATCAATAATCGTCTGACAATAGTTTGGATAAAAAGCACGAGCCTTGCGCTGACGGACACTGGTAAGACTCTCCCTCAGATGTCGATGTATCCAGCGAACAATGTCCGGCCCCCCGCTGTAGCAATCCTCATAGAGCTCCCACCGATGCCGATATTTGGTATATTCTGGATGGGTTTGCTCCAGGATCTTTTTTAAATCTTCTGAGGATTCTCGATAATTAGCAGCCATTAGCTCTGATACCCCTCGGTGTAAAATTTATAAAAACTAGTTCTTTTTGTTGCGTCCAAGGTTTAGAAACCCTCTTCTTTCAAGAGAGGAAGGAAAACACCTTTTGAGAAGAAGCTCACCCCTCACCGAAATAAGCTTCTTCTCAATTCGATGCGTCTAGTCAACTGTTTAGTCCTGAGATTTTCAAGTTGGTAAGTCTCTACTCACTCTCAAGCCCTCGCCTTTTAAGAAAGGGTAGTTGACCTCCAAGCACTAGTCAGATATTTCCAACTAGCGAGAACGCTTTCTCCGTCGGCGAACGCCATAGGCGGTTGCTCCAGCGGCGCCAACAATTGCACCTCCAGTAATTGCCCGACGAGTACCGGTCCTGGTTGCAGCACTGATGATACTGCTCCTGCGTGTCGGACGCTTGGCCGTGCCCTTAAACACCTCCAAACCACCATAGATAGTCTGTGACTGGCCTGGACGAGTCCTCTTGCTTTTACCCTTAGTCTTCCGCACCCCTCTCAGAAGCTTTGCCTGAGCCGAGCGCAGTCCTGTTGTAATCCGACCTCTCTTGGACACCTTTGCAGTCCTTGCTGCTACAGATTTACCAACCTTTCCACCAACGGAGGCTAAATATTTTGCCGTAGCCATCTGAAGCATTCCCCCTTTCTCCTCCTCTCTACCGGTCCACCGCTTTCGCTGATGCGGGAGAGAAGCGGAAAAAGCAAAGCATTAATAAGCCTCTCTGTTTCACGCCGCAAAATCTTAAGAAGTTTTCTTTCTTTTCTTCTTCTTTTTCTTTTCTTCTTCGGTTGTTAGCTTATATACAGCAGTACCTGCGCCACCAGCTACAGCCCCCTCAGCCCCAGCCATACCGACTTTCTTGATACCCCTCTTCCGAGCTTTGATAAAGCCAAAAAGCCCGGTAGCTGCAGCAGCATAAGTCTCTCCAGCACTAACAGTTTCAGATCCCTCGATAAACTTCTCTCTTCGTGTCTTTGTCTCAGACTCTTTGGCAGCTCCTTCGAGCTGCGGTGTCTCTGTCTTAGGTTTTGGAGTCCGGCGTCTAGGATTCTCCGGGACAGTAGATTTGGGAGTCTCCACCTTGATGATGATCTCTTGCTTCTTCCTACGAGATCCCTTTGCTCTCCGACCTCTAGAGGGCCTTTTAGAGATCTTTAGAGGTTTGGCTGGAGCAGTTGCCTGGGTCTTCGGAAGCTTGTATGCTCTAGCCAGATCTTCCAGAGTAACTGGAGGCTTGGGCTTCCTCGCTATCCCTTTGAGCTTCATCTTGAAGAAGATCGCTCTCAGCATTCTTCTTGATAGTGCTCGACCCATTATACCTTTCCTACTTCGATAACCCGACGAAGAGGCGTCTCTAAAGCTTGTTGAGACTTGGCTTGAGCCTGTAGAGCCTCTTTAATTTTCTTCTTGTGGGATTTTTTGATCTTTGGAGGACGCCCCCGCTTCACAGAGGTATGCATTTTATCCCATGTATCCGGAGGAAACCACATACCTTTCTGCGCACCAGGACCAACCCATTTTTTGTAGTGCGGAGGAGGCACTAATTGCCCAGCACCAGGACGCCCCCTGCCTAAAGCAGGAAAAGGCATTCCTTTGGCCAGAAGCTCAGCCCCTTTGGCTTGGGTTTCAGCAATTAGCTGTGCCTTTCTAGTAGCATCAGCTGCTCTCTCAACACTGGAAGCAGCTCGAATAATCTGCTGAGGAGCTCCTGTGATCATACCACCGGCTTTAAGCCAGGCCCTGGTCTGAGGATATTTTTTTCTTAGAACATCCTCAGCGGCACCGACATAGTAGTCGGTTCCCTTGATAGCTCTCTGAGCACCACGAATGTAGTTCTGGTTCTCCCTCATCTTGGCGAAGATTGCCCGCAAGACAGATTTTCTGCGCTCTGGGGGCATGTTTTGTAGGCTCAAAAGGAAAATCTCCTATTTTCTTCGCTTGGACTTTGTCTTGCATGAAACCGCCGCAAGGTAGAGTTAGCAAACTTCTTAGCCACCTATTTCTGGCATAATGACCTTATAGGCCGTATCTTTGTTACCCTTGTGCATCTCTCCTCGCATACGATCAGAAGCACAGCGAGGACAAGGATGCCATGGAGGACCGTCCACACAACCCTTTCCAATGCAAACAGGGCATACATACTCTTCTTCTCCCATTTCAGGAGCATACTCCGTGTGATCCATTTCTCCCATTGTATAGTCGTCCAAGGTCTATCTCCAATCTTTAGTAGATTAAAAACAGAAAATAGTTCTCTTATAGAAGTCATAGAAAATTTATGCAAGCCCTATGCCAGAAAGAAAAGCGGTTGTGCAAAGGCACTAGCAGGCAAGAAGGAGAAGCATTTAGTGCAGATAATACAATCTTCTGAAAATAAAAAGGGCAGTCTCATTGAGACTGCCCCCTAATCCAAACGCATTATCGAACTTCAAACTCCACATGAACCCCAACTACTTTTCCAGGCACAAGCGCTTTTCCACTAACTGTGCCACCAATGGCCAAAATCATTCGGTCATGATCAACATGATTAGAACCATTTGCGTGATAGTCCGTATCAGTTGTATCGACCGCTCGCAATTGTCCATCAGCATGTTCTTGGTAGTAGACAACAAAAGAGTGCCTGTCGTATTCTACTATATCACTAGTTGTTGCCGCAGTATGTTGGATCGGTCTTAAACCAAACAGCTCCAAGTCGTGCCCCTGAACATTCAACACCCTGAAGACAGTAATATTCATTGGATGGCTTTTCATCCAGCCCTTAATAGCAAGAGGGTCAGAAACACCAGGGATATTCAACGGAATATACAGAGTACCATCGGCACCTACTGCCAAAGTCTGATTGGGGTAACCAAAAATACCCTTTCCAGGCAAAGTAAGAGGTGCAGAAGCTACTGTAAATTCCGAGGATAGGACTGATAACACAACTGAGCCATCTTTTGCAGTAACCCTGATTGAGTTAGGACCTAATGGTAATCCACCAGGTAAGAGCAGTTTGATCCTTTTCTTCCCCTGCCGATCTAAGGCAGCAGAAACTTGAGTACCTGCAGTCCCAAACCACACCATATACGAGCTCCCTGCTTTAAAGAGATCGCTGTATAGCCTGATTGGAACTCCTGTGTAGGCCACAAAGGGAATAACTTTTCCAGGTGGAGGCACAGGAGTATCGCATCCACAACCTGCTAGAGCTCGATTAAGATTTACCAGCAATCCCAAACAGAAAAGCACAGAAACTAAAACCAGCAATTTTCTCTTCATTTAAACATTCTCCTCGCAAAATGATACTGTTTGACCAACCAAATCACTAAATCCCCTTCAATTTTAAAGCAAGAATTGTGCCACCTGTTTTGCGGACGGTTGCTTTCTACCACAGCCCTTGAGCTCGCCTAGTCGTATAGGAAGCAAAAGCCGATTTTGGACTACGAACCAAATAGCGCAGGCAATCGGCCAAATGATCATTGTCTTTAACAACAGCATCTTTATCTGGCAAACCATCGTCACTCATTGGATGGACATAGCCTTCCCCTATCTCATCGAGAAGCTCCTCACAGTCCTCCAGGATATAGAGCTTAGGGCGCCCAGTTTTAGGATCTCGCTCCATCAGCTTCTTAACGTCATCGATTCCCAAGAGAACATTATTGTCAGCCATAGTGAGAGAAATCCCCAAAGCTTCCAACTCTATAGCTTCCTGGAGCCCCGAAGGATCATAGAATACTCCACTCTCCCTGCCAAAGTCAGGAGAATTTTTGATTTGCACAGCATGGTCTTTAAGCAATCTACTCCCTTCCGTTGTTGCATCATGAAAGTATTCGAAATATACAAACCAAACACCCTCTGGGGAAACAGTGCATTTCAAATAGCCAAAGTGTGCACCAAAATCAACAGCTGCGTACCGTTTCCAGGCAGCCGGAGGTCGTTCATGCCCAGTAAGATATTTGAATTGATCCCAACTCAAGATATGCACTTCAGGATTGAAGTAATCTCCGTAAACCAGAGTAGAGTCTGAAGTCTTTCGATTGAACCACTGAGCGAGAATCACATCTCTATCTATCAAAGATATCTTCTCTATGAAATCCTCAACTGGCATCCACCCACGAGAATTGTGAGCAGCTCCCTTGCATAGAGGCACATACTCCCCCTCTCGATTCATATAATGATATGCAGGGCAATCTCCGTGATTCTTATCTCCAAAACACTCTCTTTGACAGGTCTGCATCACCTCCAAGCAACAGAAGTTAAACACTTTGATCCTGCGCTGAGAAGCCTCTTTAAGCAAGCGAGTAACACTTCCGCCAGCCCATTTACGAGTAGAAGCCATAACAGTCTGAGCACGGTATCCATCAGCTGATAAAGCCATGGAAAGCCCCTCTTGAAGAGTGCTCCACTTTATCAGCTCCAACTCGTCGATCCGAACTTTTACCGGGTGGGGGCCATTGAATCCTTTTACACTTCCGGTAATCACCTCTAGAGTAGAACCGTTGGTGGCTTCACTGTAGGACATAAGGTTCTCTACCAAAAGAGAGGAAAGCAGAGGATCTTTGTAATATCCGCAGAAGTAATCATAGCACCGATGTGATTGATCTAGAGTAGCTCCGGCTGATACGATAGTGACTCCTGGGCGAAAGACAAGATCCAGATGGTTCAGGAGACTGAAAATTCTAGTTTTCCCACTACCACGTGATCCGTAGGCAAAAGCGCTAGATGTTCTCTCAAAAAAAATATCGTGCAAAAATCTAAACGGAGAAACATGATTTGGGCAATTCTTTTTCTTTGGAACATCAAAACCTAAGTACTCTTTGATATAGAAATCTAAATCTTCCTTAGTATGCACTCCTTCATAGAGAAAAGTGTGTAGAAGATTTCTTCGTATTTTTTTAGGATCCAATACTAGTGTCATATAACTTCCTTATAAAATCACAGCTTTTGCAGGCACACCAAACAACCCCCATCAAATTTAGCTAGATAATCATAGCGAATAGATTGTTTCCCGTCAACTAACAGAGAAGTCCAAAGATGTAGTTCTCCGGTATAGGGAAA